TATAAATATAGATTGACCTTGTATATTATGTAGGCAAGTTATGGGCGAGAGTATCAAAAGCAAGTATACTCCTGTGTATCCACACAAGTATAAAGGTAACTCGAAGATGATTATATGCCGTAGTAGTTGGGAAAGAAAGTTTTGTCAATGGTGCGATATGAATAATAGTATTATATCATGGGCATCTGAGGAGTTTAGTATACCATATGTTTCACCAAAAGATAATCGTGTTCACAAATATTATCCAGACTATTTAATAAAAGTGAAAGAGAGGAACGATATGATCAAAACTTATGTGGTTGAGGTAAAACCACACAAGCAAACAATGCCTCCTAAACCAAGAAGCCGTAAAACAAAATCTTACTTGACTGAGTGTGTTACATATGCAGTCAATCAGGCAAAGTGGAAAGCTGCAAAAGAATTTTGTGAAGATCATCGTATTGAATTTAAAGTTGTCACAGAGAAAGAACTCGGAATCCGATGAGTAGACTCGAAGGTAATAACATAAACAATCCAACAAATGATCAGGAAGATATGATGCTGGAGATCATGTCTCTTCTTAATGATACTGTCACACCAGTTCCTGACGTTGGAAACTTTTATACTTTTGTATATAATCCAAAGACTCCAAATATCACTTATGATCAACATCCCCTAATAGCTTGCACTAATATATTTGGTTGGGGTTTCCGTGGTCTCAATTTTCATTGGCAAAAGTATCGTAACTACACATGGAATGAACTTGCTGGTCAATTGTACGTTGTGCAACCAAATGAACTTGATGACCTTCTTGCAATTCCTTACGCAAAGTTCCTAAATAACTAAAAAGGTCGATATATGGCAAACGAATCCTCATCAACAGTATCAAATCAAATAAATCCAGTAGGATCAAGATATGAATCGAAGAAAAGTAGAATTCTTGCGCCTAGAGAGGGTAATTTACTTATACAAGAAACCAGTTTTACAACATTAAGACTTACAAAAACTTCAAACAATCCACCTACGTATAGAAAAGAAGTATTTCAACA